ATGGTTAAAGAAGCACCACGTCTGGAAACTGAACGTTTAGTTTTGCGGCACTTTGCATTGGAGGATTTCCCGGATTTAGCGGCTTGTTGGGCTGACCCGGAAATGGTGAAATTTATCGGTGGTGGTCAACCGCAAGGGCAGGAAATGACATGGAGTCGCCTGTTACGTTACATCGGTCATTGGCAGGCACTGGGTTATGGCTACTGGGGGGTGTTTGAAAAAGCAAAAGGGCGTTTTGTCGGGGCGTTCGGTTTTCAAGATGCACAACGTGAATTAATGCCAGCCCTTGAATTCCCTGAAGCCGGTTGGACGCTCATTCCAGCCGTACACGGTAAAGGCTACGCCAATGAAGCCTTGGGTGCGATTTTAGAATGGGCAGACCGTGAATTTACCACGCCCGTTTGCTGCATTATTGATGATGATAACCATCGCTCCATTCACCTCGCCGAGCGTTTTGGCTTCCGGTTTGAACACCCTGTGGAATACCACGGTAAACGGATAAAGATGTTCGTTCGCCCAACCTGCTAACCATCGCCGCACACTGGTTTATAATTGAGCAATAAATAAGCGGTGTGGGGTCAGTATGTATCAGCGAATTGAAGGTGAGAACTGGCGGCATATTTTTGTTGTTGGCGATTTACACGGCTGCCTTTCTGAGTTAATTAGCCAGCTTAAACTCCAGCATTTTGATTACCATCAGGATCTTATTATCTCGGTGGGGGATCTTATCGACCGCGGTGCGAATAGCCCCGGTTGTCTGGCCTTACTGGGTAGCAAGTGGTTTAAAGCGGTGAAAGGCAATCACGAAGAGATGGCTTTAGAAGCGTTGGATGAGGGCGAGGGGATTCTTTGGCAAATGAACGGTGGCGATTGGTACCGGGAGTTGCCAGCACTGCGCCAACATAATGTGCAAGAGGCTTTATTACATTGCCGTGATTTGCCGTTAGTGATTGAGCTTCATACCCATGGGAAAGTACTGGTTATTGCTCATGCCGATTATCCAGCATCACATTACAGTTGGAATCAGCCAGTTGATGAGCATTTGCTGGTCTGGAGCCGGGATCGGCTCAATAAAAATTTACAGGGACGCGGTGAAGAAATAGAAGGGGCGGATGAGTTCTATTTCGGCCATACACCACTCAAAGAAGTCGGTCATTTTTACAACCAAAACTATATTGATACCGGCGCAGTGTTTGGTAACAAGCTAACGATGGTGCAGGTACAGTAGTTATAGCGAACTGTATTCATGAGCCGGGCGCCAGAAACCATCGATAAAATCTTCTATTGGGAAGCATCCGCCATAACGGATCCGTTGGTCATCCATGGCCACCACACATTGCTGCTCGGTATTAAAAACGTCCACAACAATATCTTCGCAATCACCGTCCAGGTAACAAACAAATAAGACTAACGCAAACATTAACGCCTCAGAGTTTCACCGTTTGGTTTAATTGTAGGGGAAGCCATGGGAAGAGGGGAAATCAGTACAGATTAATTAACCCGCCTGAGCGACGGGTTGATTGGAATCATGCAAGACGCATGACCCAGGCATCAGATTTTTGGTCGTAATGTTGACGGTAGAGGACTGAATGTTCGCCATCAAGGACGGCGGGAATACTGGTTTCATCATCCCAGGCATCAAGTTGCATGCACAAATCCGGGTCAGATTTACAAGGGATGCTCAAAGTGCGGTCCCCTTGTTGCTCGCCATGTAATTCAGCATCATCAATTTCGAAGATGCCTATTCGTACGTTAGTTTTCGTCATCTTACTCTCCTTGGGTCTGGGTGCATGTGGTATGACCAGTAAGGCCTCCCACACTAGAGCGTAGACAAACGTACCAAAACTGCAAATCACATGGCGACAATATTTTGCGAATTAGGCCTTCGTCGCGAACAGTTTGCCATCGCGTACCAGTTCACGTGGGTAACTGTTCTTCAGTCGCGATCCCACTTTCCTGGCCAGACCCAATGGTTGGTCTTGCCAGGTGACAATCACTTCATTAAGTGACGGTGTCACATATGGGTAAATGTCGCGCCCGTGATACCATTCGTCAGCTTCAAACTCCGTCAGCGCGAATGCCAGCGGCGAATCCCCGGGCACTAAAGCAATCACTGCTTCATGCTGCCAGCGGTATCCCTTGTTGTACTGTTCCGCCAGACGTATGCCAATCCGAGAAAAACGGACCTTGCCGAATAACGAAACAATCTCCTTCGGAAACAACCAAATTTCTTTATCGCGTTGCCAAAGCTGTTGGTCATCTTGCCAGCTTATCCCAGATTTTTTGGCAGCCGCGGTGACTTCAGCGGCTTGCTTGCCAAATAGGGGGCTGAACGGGAAATTACCTACTTTGTACCCTGGGGCCGGGAGTGCTTCGATTGATGCTGTTTTGCGCAGGCGCGCGACGAAAAAGCCTTCACAATCATAAATCTGTGGGAAAACATGCAGGTAGCCTTCAGCAGTGATGGCTTTCCCTGCCTCCGGGAACAGGTCGTTAAGCGGGGCTATTTCCACGGCATCGGGCCATTCATCAAGCAACCACTGGCAAATCTGTTGGTTTTCTTCACGGTTTAAAGTGCAGGTGGAATAAATCAGCGTGCCTCCGGGGCGCAAGGCATGGAAAGCGCTGGCGATCAATTCGCGTTGCGTATCGGCAATACTGGCGGTGCTTTCTGGTGACCAGTTACGCAATGCATCGGGATCTTTACGTACTACGCCTTCGCCTGAACAGGGGGCGTCGAGCAAGATCGCATCAAAACATTCCGGTAAGGCTGCACCAAATACCCGGCCATCAAAATGCGTCAGTGCCACATTGCTAATTCCGCAGCGGCTGATATTGGCATGCAGCACTTTCACCCGGCTGGCGGAGTATTCATTGGCAAGAATCGCACCGTGATTGCCCATGCGTGCGGCAATTTGCGTGGTTTTAGAACCAGGTGCGGCAGCGACATCCATAATGCGCACTGGCTGGTTGCCGTCCGCAAACAGCGCCGCAACGGGCAACATCGAACTGGCTTCCTGGATGTAGAACAATCCACTCAGATGTTCTGCTGTGCTACCGAGTGGCAGGCTTTCTTCATCATCTCGCTCAATCCAGAACCCTTCAGCACACCATGGAACAGGTGTCAGATGCCAGTCGTAAGGTGCAACCAGGGCGAGAAAATCGCTGACTGAAATTTTGAGGGTATTGACTCGCAAGCTACGCCGCAGAGGACGTTGGCAATACTCGATAAAGCTTTCGAGCGTTTGGTCGGCCGGAAGTGCATCGCGAATAACATCAAGAAAGGATTGCGGGAGAAAGGCGTTTTGAGAGTGAGCCACGAAGGAAGTCCAGAAAAAAATGAAGAGTGGAGTCTAGCACAAACGCCCCGGTGAGACACCGAAGGGTGTAAATAGTGTGAAATTATAATTATTATATATTTCAATAAATAAAGTCATTTGGCTGTATTGATGTCCAGTATTATTATGGTGCATTTTAAGTCATTTAATTGTATTTTATTGCTCTCAGTCCCCCACCCAGCACCCCATGAGGATTAAGAGGAATGGCATTTTATACGGTTGAAAGGCGCTTGAGGGCTGATGGTACAACGCGGTATCGCTGCACTGTGGGTGTGAAAAAGAATGGGAAGTATATTTATCGCGAAAACCAAACATTCTCAAAACAGACTTTGGCGAAATCTTGGGGGACTAAGCGTGTTGCGTACATTGAAGAGTTTGGTCTCCCTAATCCTATAGGGCAATCGCAGAAAACCATAACCCTTGCAGAGTTGATAACAAGATATATAAATCACCGGGATGTTTCGCTCGGTCGCTCTAAAAAAGATGTCCTGCGCCGATTAGCAAAAAGCGAACTGGCAGCCAACGAGTTGAGTAATCTAACTTCACAGCTTTATATCGAGTTCTGTCATTTTCGCAAGGCTCAGGGCTGTTCACCGAAAACAATATCAGATGACATTTCGTATGTCGCTTCTGTGCTACAAGCCGCGAAACCTCTATTTAATATAGAAATTGACCTGAAGCATATGGCCGAGGCCAGGATCTTTTTAAAGCAGATGAAGATGGTTGGAACGTCAAACCAGCGTAATCGACGGCCTTCTGTCGAAGAGTTTGAGCTTCTTCTTCAAGGGCTTAAACAGAAAGAAAATACAGCACACAGTAAGGCACCATTCGGCGATATATTCCTTTTATCAGTACTGACATGTACCCGTATAGGTGAGCTCTGTAAAATCCGTTGGGATGATATTGACGATCTACAGCGTAGTGTATTGGTCCGTGACAGGAAGGACCCAAAGAAGAAAACGGGTAATCACATGACGGTACCTCTCCTGGGTGAGGCTTGGGATATTGTTCAGAGACAACCCCAACTAGATGAGCGAATCTTCCCGTTTAATGAGCGAAGTATCACGCAAACATTCCGCCAGGTTCGTGACACCTTATTTATTACCGATCTTCGATATCATGATCTACGTCGTGAGGGTGCTAGTCGGCTCTTTGAAGCCGGATTTAGTATTGAAGATGTCGCTCAGGTGACAGGGCATCGGTCTCTGAATACATTATGGAAAGTTTACAGAGAAATGTTTCCGAATACCCTTCACGAGAAATTTGATCGCCTGAAGCAACAAAGCCAAAATCGGGACAGTAGTGATATTTAGTTTGCACGCATTTGTTCGAACAATGCTTTGCCTTTTTTCCTCTGCTGATCGATGTGGTCGGCCAGGTCTTGAACGTGAATCATCCTTGGAGCTTTCTGGCTTTCAGATGCACGAAATGTGGCAATTGGAAGCTCCCCCAATAGAGCTTTCTTTTCAGCCGTCGCTGGTTTCATGCCAAAATATTTTTCTGAGACATCCGCGAGAAGAATCGTGGGGGTGCCAAACTCCGCAAGCAATAAAAAGACTGTATTCATTATTTACCTCACACTGCGCCAATCGCTTTTTGCACTACTCGATAACCCCGTTTCCGGGGCTTCTTCTTCGGTCCGATCTTCGCCGCTGCTACCTTGGGAGCTGGTGGCCTCGGTACACTGATGCCGTTCCGCATATCCCGCCTGGCATTCATCTTCCAAACCAGCTGCTTTGTATGGTCACATCCGTCGTCAATCTGGACGCTGGCTTTCACCAGCGTGTCGTTCAGGTCAGCATGCTCAGCCATTACCATCACCTGAAACAGTTGATCCCATATCGGAAATCATGCTTTCCCAGATTTCAATTCCCGTCTGATTGAGCGATTTATCTTTCGCTAAACATTTATCAAGCAGTGCAATGGCTACCGCCTCCCATTCCTGATAGTTCAATTGCAGTGCCTCGAGGAAGTAAGCATCGACAAGCTGCCTGACTCCTGTAATACCTCCAACAATATTCACCCTGATAGGGAATGAATCGGCGTTAACGTTAAACCATTCGCCGGCGTTCTGCTTAATGAGATGGCTATGAACTGCTGCTGCATACTGGTTAGCCAGCGCGTTTAGGCGAAAATTTTTAGTTATTAAATTACTCACGATTTACCTCCAAATGCGCGACGTAGGGCTTTCTTCATTTTCTTGCCGTTATTAACCGAGCAGTAAAGCTCTGCCAGTTCCTGAGCCATCATTTGCTCGCCAGTCTCTTCATTGACGAAATACTGGTTCGGATTGTTTTTTATGTATTCCTGCACCATTGGCAGTGCGAGAAATTCTTCTGGACTGTAAATTTTCGATTGCCGACGAAGGTGTTTCACATTCGGAATCTTATGTGTGGACTCCACCGAAAAAATGTTTGCGTTATCTTGGCTTGCCATACCATCCCCTTAAAACGGCTTCGTTTTCATGAAATCGCGGTAACGATCAGTTAGTGCGTCGTGCTTTTCCTGCCACTGCTGGATCTCGCGCTTACGGGCCAGCAGGCGACGCAGACGGCGAACACAGCGGCGATGAGCATCCACGTATTCTTCGGTGAAATGTCCGAGCTGGTGGACCGTCATACCGTCGCGAATGACTGGCGTGTCCGGGTAATGAGTATCAACTCGCGCCAGCCGGAAGGCATGAGAGGTCATGTAGTTGGCGAGGTTATTTAACGCCGCGCTACGGCTCAGGCAACGCTTACGAAAACCGTGACGCATCACGATATACACCGGGCGGAGAGGGCGACTGAATGCTGCGTCAATACCTGTTTTAACTTTGCTGGTGGTCATTATTTTCTGTCCTTCAGTTTGCTGTAGCGCTCGTGGCTCATGACTTCCCAGTTCTGGCCACCATCTCTGGAGAGAAGTCTCCAGCGCCTGTTAACCTTCAGGCTAAGATTTCCCGAGCCATGCATACGGCTGGGAATCACCCGCCGCTTTCTGTATCTGCCGAGAGTGTTAACAGCTTGGGCATGTACCCACTCAGGTATACGAATTGCTGTCAGAGCCATCGATATCGCCTTTTTCTGGTGGAATTACCGTGTAACCTGCACGTTCAGCCATCCATAAAAACGTCTCCATTGAAGCGGTTACTTCACCGTTCTGGACCGGACGCGTGTGGATCACCTTTCCGTTTTCGATTGTCAGCACGACGTTGATTGGTGCATGTACTACTGCTGGTATCTTTTCAGTCGCCATTTTTTAATTCCCCGCGAGCTTGTTTATCTTTTACGAAATCAACTATTTCATTTAATAAATTGTCGATAATCATTTTTCCGGCTTCAGTCAGATATTCAGTATCTCTGTTTATTTCGATGGAGTTTTCATAGGTCGATTTAATAAAATCTTCACCTTCCTTTTTTCCGTATTCGCCATAAACTAAAAATTCGAAACGTAGCAATAATTTATTCATGAAACTTTCAGTAATTTCTACGGTTTCGATTTTTCCATCTGGTAAGTTAACCATCAGGAGATTGCCACCTGTTTTACGCTGGAGCCTGATTAACGCTGCGTTAAGAATTCTTTTCCGGTTGCGTTCTATCATGTTTGTCATGATGAATATCCATATGCTTTTTTGAGGTAAAGATGAGCAATAACCTCTTGCCCGTTCTTCATGTAAAGCAGAGCTGTTTTATATGCTGCGATATCTTTAATAAAACTCATGATTACACCTCAACCAATACGATGAATCTGAAGGTAAGCTGTCACCATTCCGATAATATTCATCTGCTTTTTAATTTCCTCGTTCGCTTCCCAAGTTTCATAAAGCTTATTGTCAGAAATTATCAGTAATTTATTTTTTACCGTCTGAAAGCGTTTAATAAAATGCTGGCCGTCAAGCTCATATAAGTAGACCGCATCCCACAAATTACCCTGATGCTTTTTTACGAGGCATTGCTCTCCAGCCTCAATGGTGCCAGACATAGAGTCGTCAGGCATGTTGATAACAAATTGCTGCTCAATGCCATAAGGCTGTAAATTAAATGGGATAATTCCAGCATTGCAAGCTTGTAATTTTTTATTAAATTTCTTATCGGGGGTAATATTCATGTTTATTTCCTCCGACTGAGTTTGACCCCAGTCGTTAGGCTGTAAATTACATTTATATGGCTACTTGAATGCTTTGGCTGTTTTGTCTGCCATGTAGTCATTGAACTTTTTAATGGATTCGTTTGCGCCTGGGAACTTGGAGATCTTTTCTATCTCTGAACGCTTAAGTTTTTCTATGTCAGAAATAACAGCAACAGGTATGAAAGCATCTTTCACTCTTGCATAAAGTTCATAATGAAATTTAGGTAGGTTTTCGATGTTGGTGTGTAAATCATACTTAAATTCAATATCAAGAGTATCTAGCATATAAGGAAAGTAATTAACAATAACTACCATTGAGTTAACGTTAATATCTTCCTTGGAAGAAAAAGTTGAAATTAGATATGAAATGCCAGCATCATTTTTATAAATTCCGTATTGATTGACATCATCGCAGTAAAAGGTTTCAAGAATATAACCATCTTCTTTTCCTGAGCGGTAAAAATGCTCAAATAAACCCTTGTTATCTATGATGGGGAAATCAACATAGACTCCTGCCTTGGCTCTAAGGCTGATATGTGAATATCTATTTTTATCTACGATGGTCATCTCATTGGCTCCGTTGTTTGCCGATGAAATGAGAATACTCATTTCGTTGTATTATGTAAACTACAAACGTTGTTTTATTTGTTGTAATTACTATAACGTATTGTATTTACAGATTAATTAATTTGGTGGGAAGGGGTTTTATACTCAAAGCGAGGGTGGGATATTAGTCGTGATCGATGGAAATTTACCAAAAAAAGCCCCCTATTTAGGGAGCTCATCATTTAGTTTTACTGAAATGTGAGTCTTAAAGGAGACGTAATTTGGTTTCTACGGCAACGCCAATGATCTTACAGTTCCCGTTAATTGGCACTAAAGGCCATGCCGGATTAAGCCCTTTCAGATAGCGTTGGCTCCCGTCAATTATCAATTTTTTAAACGTGGCTTCGTTAGAATCAGTGAGTTTGGCAATTACCAAATTTCCATTGGCTGGCTCACGGCCAGTATCAAATAAGACAAAAGTACCTTCGGGAATGCTCAAACCAATAGGAGCCGTCATAGAGTCACCATCAACTTCAAGCCAGAAGGCATCTCCTTGGATGTGCGCATCAGACTCCAACCATAAATCTATGTCTTTAAGCGTATAAGCCTCTACGGCTTCGTTCCAGCAGCCTGCCTGAACCTTGCTTAGGACTGGATATCTTTGACCAGGGGCATAGTTACCGGCAAAGGAAACATTTGCGGCTTCTTTGCCAGAAATTAGGTATTCAGGATCGCATTGAAGTGCCTTAGCTAATTCATGCAAGTAGCGTGGTCTTTTGGTTCTTCCAGATTCAACGGACACTATTCCCTGTTGGGTAGTTCCAGTGAGTTCAGCTAGTTCAACCTGAGTAAGTCCCAGCGCCAGTCGACGTTGCTTGATCCTGTCTGCCAATTGCATTTTCACACCCCAAATAAATTTGTCCAAAACAGCATACAACAATCATTGTATTTGACAAACAACAAAATGTGTATTGAAATACCGCAAACGTTGTATGTGAGGATTGCTACATGACTATTTCTATGCGCTTGAAGGAAAGGCGATTGGAGTTGGGATTAACTCAACAGCAGCTGGCAATTATGGCCGGTATTAAGCAGCAAACAATTCAAAGAATTGAAGCCGGAACCTCGCATAGACCCAGGCATTTGCTTGAGATTTCGGAAGCTCTTAGTTGCTCACCACAATGGCTTCTCAATGGTGTGAAAGACCATGCCTGACTATCACCGAACTGTTATGCCTCCAGTTTTCAGCGAGGCAGATGGCGAGTGGATTCAGAAACAGTTGTTGAGTTTAGCACCAGCGGCCCGTCAAAAGGCTGTTGCCAGATATGCAGCCGTATATGTGGAGACGTTTGAAGTCGAGCCGGTTTCCTTTCGCAAAGAGAATCGAGCACGGCACGAAGCAAATGTACGACTTCGCCTGTTCGTGAGAAATCACGGCAGGGCGTTACAGGGGTATACAGCCGAACCTCCCCTGGCTGAAACGCAACCGCGTTACTGATGGTTTCCGGGTTTAAAGGTACCCGGACAGATACAGGTTTAAAGGTGCATGGTTGCAGTCTGACTTAAAGGCGTCAGCTGCAGATGAAGCAGAACCACCCACTTACTTTTTTACACTCTAATGTACTAGATAGCTAGTACATGAATAAGGGAGAGGTAAGAGGGGGGTAAGGGGGGAGATCGGAGAGGGATGGGAATAGGTCTTTTCCAACAGGCAACTCCATAGGTTAGGGAGATGCCGATCTCTGAAGCCTACGTTAAAAATGGCGACGTACTAGCAAGGTGATACGCCGTTGCAGGGTTATGAGTCCGGGAATCGTTTTTCCTGGAAGAGTGAATCTTAGAGGGGTTGATTATGCTGACCATCACACCGAATTTTGCACAGGAACGTGCCCTTAACATGTTGCGTCGCGACTGGAAGTCTTACGAGTCGTTCATGATGTACATGCCGACCGGCAGCGGCAAAACTGGGCTGGCTGCTTTTGTTGCCGCTGGTTTGGTAACCCGTGGTATGCGCGTTCTGTTTGTCGCCCCTTACACCATTCTGATTAACCAGACGGCGCAACGCTTCGCTCAGTACGGGCTTCCGGAAGACCAGATCAGCTTTATCTGGCGTGACCATCCGAACTATGACCCAACCCTCCAAATCCAGATCGCCAGTGCTGACACTCTGATCCGCCGCGAATTTCCTCAGGATATCGACCTGCTGATTATCGACGAGGCACACCTGCGTAAACGCCGCATCCTGAAAGAGATCGAGCGCCTTACCACTGAGACAAAGACAAAAGTAATCGGTCTGTCCGGAACCCCGTTCTCACCGTTCCTGGGGAATTACTATCAGCGCCTGATTAAGCCAACAACTATCGGTGAGCTGATTCAGCGCGGTGACCTCAGCAAGTTTGAGTTTTATGCGCCGACGAAGCCGGATCTGCAGGGTGTAAAAACCAAAGCATCACTGGAATACGGCAGTGACTACGACGAAGCACAGCTGGCAGAGATCATGTGTGGCTCTGACCTGGTGGGCGATATTGTCGATAACTGGCTGCGTAACGGTCGGGACCTTCCGACAGTGGCGTTCTGCGTCAATAAGGCCCACGCCAATTACGTCACGCTGCAGTTTAACAAAGCGGGCGTGAATGCTGAGGTTATGGTGGCCGAAACTCCGCATGAAGAACGCCAGCTGATGATCCACCGCTTTGAAACCGGTGCGACAAAAATCATTGTCAGCGTTGGCGTACTGGTGGCTGGCTTCGACAGTGACGTTCGCTGTGTCATTTACGCCCGTCCGACGAAAAGCGAAATTCGCTGGCTACAGGCGCTGGGGCGCGGACTTCGTACTGCGCCGGGAAAAGACGCCTGTCTCATCTTCGATCACAGCGGCACCGTTCATCGCCTCGGGTTCCCGGATGCCATTGAGTACAACGATCTCCCTTCCAAAAGTGACGGTATGAAAGAGGCGGCAGTCCGCCAGGCTAAGGAACGGGAGGAAAAGCTCCCGAAGGAATGCCCGGAATGTCACTTCATGAAGCCCGCAGGTGTCTATGTCTGCCCGATATGTGGCTTTAAACCGCTCATCGGCGAGGACGTGGAAACCGATACGCAGCGCAATATCAAAAAACTCAAAAAGGGCGGAAAGGTTTACACCAAATCGGACAAACAGTCCTGGTGGAGCCAGATCAAATTTTATCAGCGTCAGCGCGAATCAATGGGGAAACCGATCGGTGACGGGTGGTGCGCTCATACATTCCGCGACAAATTCAACGAGTGGCCCAATGGGCTGAGCGATTTTCCGATGGAGATTACCCCGGAGGTAAATAACTACATCAAGCACAAACTCATCAAATTTGCGAAGGGTCGGGAAAGGCCCGGCAGTCAGCCGGAGGAATCCACCGACAATGCCGGGACTACAAACCGGATCATCAACGCCAGACATCAGGTTGCTAACATTCGTAGTATGCTGGGGAGAAGAACAGCGTGAAGACAGCAGAAGCGGCGAAAGGCCGCTGGCCCGAAATTCTTGAACATTACGGCCTGCCACCAATAACCGGGAAAAATCACTACAAAGGCGAGTGCCCGGTATGCAGTGCACGTGGTAAGTTCCGTATAGACGATCGCGACGGTGCCGGTACATGGATCTGCGTATGCGGTAGCGGTGACGGCATGAAGTTGCTTTCAGCCACGCAGACCAACAAAACCTTTTCGGCACTCTGTGCCGAGGTGGATCAGCTTATTGGCAATGACTACCAGCGCGAAAAAATCCCTTCCCACAGCTCTGCCGCGAAGTTGCGCCAGCGCACCATCAGTAAATTCGCGAAGTTGCTTCCGCTGCATAGCACGCCAGGTGCCGGATATTTGCGACAACGCGGGATCAACAAATTACCCTCTGATGCCATCAAATTCTGTGAACGCCAGCGCCACGCAGGCCGCGTTTACCATGCTCTATACGCCCTCGCCACAGACGACAAAGGGGAACTGTGCTATCTCCACCGCACCTTACTGGAGGGAGAGCATAAAGCGCCACTGGGTGAAAGTGCCAAACGGCAAAAATCCCTGCAGGAAGAAAATTATCTCGAATATGCACGCTCTGTAGCCATCCGTATGTTTCCCGTTTCCTCAACGCTGGGGATCGCGGAGGGCATCGAAACGGCGCTGTCCTGCTATCAGATTTACGGCGTCAATACCTGGGCGGTGATGAACAGCAATTTCATGAAGAAATTCCGCGCGCCGGCAGGGGTAAAACATCTGGTTATTTTTGCTGACATGGACAAGCACTCTGCCACTGGTCAGGCGGCGGCGTTCGAGTGTGCCCATGCCAATCTCATGGCGAAAAATGACATCATTAAAGTCAGCGTACGCTGGCCGGATAACGGCGATTTCAACGACATGCTGATGAACGGCGATCAGGTTCGTGAGCAGGTTTTCTATAAAAAACAGCAGGTGGCCGCATGAAATTTGAAGAATCCTTAAAGCACTTCAGCCCGCAGGAGCTGCTTATTACGAACAGAAGGGGGGGCAATAATAATGCGTGATATTCAACTGGTATTAGAGCGCTGGGGAGGTTGGGCCGCGAGCGATAACTCAGGTATCGATTACTCTCCTATAGCTGCTGGGTTTAAAGGTCTGCTTCCTCAGACGGGCAAAAATCGGTTGTCCTGCACTGATGATGATGCCTTGGTTATTGAAGGTTGCATGGCTCGTCTGAAGAATAAAAAACCTTATGAACATTCATTACTTGTAGCTCATTACTTCTATGGCGTGTCCAAACGGAAAATAGCTAAGGCGAAGAAAAAAGATGAAAAATTAATAAGAATAGAGATACAAATGGCTGAAGGATTCATTGACGGCTGTCTTTGTATGTTAGATGTAACACTCGATATGGATGTAGAGTTCTAACTATTGAAAATGTATAGCTCCAGTAAAAGGTTCGATTATTCGGACTTTTTATTTAGACTGTCGAGAATATCTTTTCTTCTTTTTTCGGTGTCAGATCTATGTATCAATATACTTTTAAATCTTTGAGCTTCATCCATGTTTGATTTTATAAATAAAAATGTATAAAGCGATGAAATTACAAGGCCGCCAGTTATAACGAAAAATAACTGGAAATACTCAGAGCATGTTTTGATACTAAAAAAACCGACAGCAACGACAACGGCAGCAATAATATGATAACAAAGAATAACTGTAAGCCTTCTTCTTTTTATGGATATTATTGGCCTCAAGCGTCGAAGTTCATCGGAGGTTAAGGATGGATGTTCATCAACTTCTGGGATTTTGAATAAGGCTTGGATGCAGTAGCTTGAAGAAAAAAGAAGTAGTGTCAGAATGATCCAAGGGGTCGGGGCAGAATTTAATGCTGTATTATTAACAACATAATAAAATGCAATGCAACCCAAAAGGAAGGCTAGAATAAATTGCATTAAAAATGCTTTGAAACTCATTGTAGCCTCCGTTCTGTAGTATGCCGCTATTTCACTGCTACTTCTCCGGAGCCTATCTTAGAATGTAGCCATTTGTGCATCTGTAAATATAAGTGATTTTCGTCCATTAGTCCATTATTATATTGGACGTTAATCGAGCCAGATAACTTCAATTCTCCACCTTTAATAGTTCCACCACCTTGGAGTGATATTTCAATATCATCTTCATCCATATTTCTTAGTGATGTAGCTAAAGTATCCATAAGTAATTGACCATCTTTATTGGTCTTTCTAAAGTAGGTTATTTCTAAGTTTACCTGAAGATTTGATTCATCTAAGGAATCTTCGAGTCTCAATTCATTGAACCACTGCTCACCAAAGGCTGCTTTTAGAATATTCCCACCCTTGCCAGTGGGCATGAATTTCATTTTCCTCACCTTCTGGATAGAAGTGGTAGGTGAGGGGGTTGGCGTGTGAGTTATTTGAATGCTATCACTTTCTGTTTTACTTTTCACAGGTACACTGCCGAGGTTTATTTTTCTGACTGGATTATTTTCCAATTTTTGGATTGTTTCTTCAGTTGGTTTATCTTTTAAAATAAGAATGCTGTCATCTGAAAATGAACTACCAAAGCTATGTATAAGCCAATTAAGGTGAGTTTCTAGATCTCTTGCCCTAAGGGAGCTGGATTGAATAACAATCATATGGTTTTTCAATACTCCGAAATAAAGTATTGAATCAATAAACTCTCTCTTTATTTTTTCTTTTTCTTCAATAGAAATGTTTTCATCAGCATCAAGTTTTATTTGTTGGGATGTGATTGCATTTATGTCATAAAAACTGACATCATCACTGATAGTCATCAGTGCTTGGCTTTTGCCTTGCTCAAATAATATTAATTGACCGAATAATATTGTTTGGTAGGTGTTACTTCGATTAATTAAACGATAGCCACTAGCACTATCAGATGGGGAAATTTGTTCTCGTCTCATGCCAACTTTGGATGCTGTTCCATTGGCGGAAATGATGGATTCTAGAATTGATTGAAGATCTGCGTTGCAGTTGGCGATTGCGGCTCTTTTGTAGTGAATCGCTTTTTGACGGCTTTGTTTTAACATCCACAATCCTTAACGGAAGCTTTATCAATAAATACCACATCACCACTCGAGACGGAGTTAAAGGTATGGCGGCAATGACTACAGACAACATTTAGAGAACGATATAAGAAAATAGCGAAAAAATCACTAATGCGGTCCGCATTTTTGTGTGTAACGTGATAAGAGTCGTCACTAAGAGACAGCACTTATCAAACAAGAAACCTCGGCATCATGCTGGGGTTTTGTCGCTTTATAAGCGCATTTACTGCGCTGTCAGACGGGAATACTGAATTTCATCTTGCTGGCTCACCCGACCAGAGTTATCTGTATGTCACGCCATAATTAAAGGGTAAAAAGACATGCTAAAACAGCAAGATATGACAGAAATAGCAAAGGTTGTTTTCAATGAACTAAGCGACGAACCTGCAACCGTTGGGGAAATCGCCCAGAATACACATCTGACGCGTGAACGATGCCAGTTAATACTGACGCAGTTAGTAATGGCGGGTTTATCGGAATACCAGATTGGATGTTACAAGCGCCTCCATTAACCGGAGGCTTCTGCAGTGAAAATGGGCGGCTGGTGGGTGTTGTAGCACTCAGCCAGCCATTCGCTCATGTCTTAAGGTCACAAGCGAACCGAGGCCCACCGCTTTAGCGCTAAAGCAAAGTGAGCCTATCAGAGACTCGTTTACTGATCTATGAAAAATACTGTAAATTTAAACAGTGTTGAGTTATTCAACGCTGATTGTCTTCAAGTTCTTGCTACCCTTTCCGATAATTCCGTCGATCTCATCGTTACCGATCCGCCTTATTTCAAGGTGAAACCAAACGGTTGGGATAACCAGTGGCGGGGCGATGAGGATTATCTGGCTTGGCTTGATACGTGCCTGGCTGAGTTCTGGAGGGTGTTAAAACCTAATGGCAGCATTTACCTGTTCAGTGGTCATCGACTGGCGGCTGATATCGAGCTGCTGATGCGACATCGCTTCAATATTCTGAATCACATCATCTGGGCGAAACCTTCTGGACACTGGAACGGTTGCCATAAAGAAAGCCTGCGGGCTTATTTCCCTGCGACCGAGCGCGTGCTGTTCGCAGAGCATTACCCTGGACCGTATAAGCCCGACAGTTATGTAGAGCAGTGCAACGACACCAAACAGCATGTGTTTACCCCGTTGATTGAATACTTCCGTAATACCCGGGCAGCTCTGGGGGTGACCTCAAAACAGATTGCGGAAGCGACGGGTAAGAAAAACATGGTTTCGCACTGGTTCGGTGCCAGCCAGTGGCAATTGCCAAATGAGACAGACTATTTAAAGCTCCAGGCGCTGTTCAATCAGGTAGCCATCGATAAGCATGCGAAGCACGAGTTGGATAAGCCACATCACCAACTGGTGGAAACATGGCAGTCGTTAAACCGGAAATATTCTGCTCTGTTGGGTGAGTTTAAAGCGCTCCGGCGTCCTTTTGCGGTATCAGTGTCTGTTCCGTATACCGATGTATGGACACACAAGCCCGTTCAGTTCTATCCAGGAAAGCACCCCTGTGAAAAGCCTGCCGACATGCTGAAGCAGATTATCGATGCCAGTAGCAAACCCGGAGATGTGGTAGCTGATTTCTTTATGGGGTCAGGTTCAACTATCAAAGCAGCTCTTACTCTGGGGCGTAGGGTGATAGGTGTGGAGATCGAGGAGGAGAGGTTTAATCAAACCGTTGGCGAGATAGGATTAATGGCTATTACCCCCAGTCTTCCAGGCAGGTGATGATGCGGGGACGATTTTTTGCTAATGCCCGGTTTACATTTTCCAGCACTCCGTCAGCGCTAAATCCCGTTCGCTTTGTATTGCTTCTGTCTATTTTTGAAAAGGCGTTTTAAAACGAAGAAATTCAGCATGAAATGTTAATAGTAACCCATGTGAACTGTATACGATTCATCCCGTCGCTTGCAGGTGACACTTTGTAGGGTAATCGTAGTTGTTTTTTGAGTCCCGGATTTACTCAGGCCTCGTCGAGGGGCCTTTTTTACCGGTTTAGTTCAGCAGGCAGATTGCCTGATTGTAAAATCAGGATGGAAGCGGTTCAACTCCACTAACCGGTACCAGTGCGGTCAATTGATATTCAGGTCTTGCCACCGTAATAAAACTTGGGTGGTTTGATTCCCTCCGGCGCAATATACATCGGCCCTTTAGCTCAGTTGGTTAGAGCGAACGACTCATAATCGTCAGGTCGCTGGTTCAAGTCCAGCAAGGGCCACCAAAGCCGACTTAGCTCAGTAGGTAGAGCAACTGACTTGTAATCAGTAGGTCACCAGTTCGATTCCGGTAGTCGGCACCAAAAAAGCGGTCATCGTATAATGGCTATTACCTCAGCCTTCCAAGCTGATGATGCGGGTTCGATTCCCGCTGACCGCTCCAACTTAAATTTCCAGTATTTAGCCAATGCTAAGGTCATCCGTTTTCTGTGCGTTTCGTTATTTTTGAAAAGGCATTTTGAATTGAATCGATTCAGCATGAAATGTGAATTATTACACGCATAAACTATGTAGGATTTGCCCTGTCGCATTATTGGCGACATGTAGTGTGAGAACCGTTTGCTTTGAGTCCAGGATTTGCTCAGGCCTCGTCGTTGCGGGGCCTTTTTTACCGGTTTAGTTCAGCAGGCAGAACGCCTGATTGCAAAATCAGGATGACAGCGGTTCAACTCCGTTAACCGGTACCAGTGCGGTCAATTGATATTCAGGTGTACTACCTTCTTTAGCACCTGGGTGGGTTTGATTCCCACCGGCCGCACCATATGCTTTTCAGTCTACGAAGATGGGTTAACCCGGAGCGACTGGAGAGCGTATCAGTCTGAACGCTGGGTGTTCCCATATTGCTTTATACGCTTGTAGGTTCATGCCGCTCAGCGTTCAGTCTGATACCTATCCCGGTATCTCCTTAGAGCTTTCTTAATCGAGTATTCGTTTTTACTCAGCCTCACTCTGTTGGGGCTTTTTTTATTTCAAAAAACATCACCAAGTCATAGCCGCTGGCATTGTTACGCTATGACCCTCAAGCCTTGCTTATCGCGGGGCTTTTTTATGGACGAAATCCCATGCCATTCAAACCCCCAGAAGACGAAATTGCGGGGTATATCCTCGTTGCCATTTTTACAGGTCTCGGTGTGTTATCGAAGATAGCCCACAGCATTCTTTCTGGCATGCCGACGTCGTTCTGGGGCGCGGTATGCCAAATCATCATCTCAACCTTTGCGAGTGCGCTTGTGCTGATGCTCGCTGTGCGCTTTCAGTGGCACTACACCGGAACGGCGGTTGCTTGCGGAATATCATCCTGGTCCGGCGTAACGGTAGTTAATTTGCTTGAAAAGAAACTGTTATCCCGCCTGAATGGCAAAAAGATATAGATAAAAAAATCCCGGCACTAATTCACTGTGCCGGGAGCTTAAAAAGAACATCGTACTTACTGAAAAAGTACATGTTAAGTGTAGCTGACCAACTCACACCACTAAGCTGATTTTATTAAATGCTGTTAATTGCGTTGGCCACATCAAGAAAACAGCACAAACGCGCTGTTTCCGTGTAAGTCGGTATTCGTTATTCCCGTGGCTAAAATTAAATAACCAGCATAAACCCCTGCAACGCTCGCCGAAGTACTGCCAGCTTGCTGGCAGTCGAGGAAGCGGAAGTTAACCAGCACCTGCCGCGGGTGCGTTCACACCGGAGCTTCAATAATGGCTTTGCGCCCCTGTAAAGAATTAACTGTTCCCCTTTATCGAGTGCAGGTCGTCATTTGTTCCAGCGCTGCCGCTGCCGATAAGCGATTTGGTAAAGGGTTTCTGTATAAGAACTTCACCGCCCAGGTATCCACGATAGAAGACTCAAACACCGGAATTGACTTCATCGTCATCACTTTCGCTGATCCGGATGCGTACAACGCTGAATGTCTGACGCATGAATGTGTCCATGCTGCCTGGCGAATTCTGGAACTGGTTGGCGTCACTGTCAGCGCTGACAATCAGGAACCACTCGCATATCTCGCCGGCTGGCTGTCACGCGAGGTGAACAATTTTATGATGGATCATATTGAAGCCCAGAAAAGCAATTCGGAGTAATTATGGCAACACCGGACTGGGAAAAGATAGAGGCTGATTATCGTGCTGGCCTGCTCTCTGTCCGAGAAATCGCCTCGCAGCATGGCATTAGCGATACCGCAATCCGTAAGCGAGCCAAAAAGGATGGGTGGATAAGAGACCTTGCCGCAAAGATTCAGTCAAAGGCTGACGATTTGGTTCGCAGACGTGAGGTTCGCACGCAGGTTCGCACCGAAACAGCCATTTCAGAACGCGAACTTATCGAGGCAACTGCTGAGGTTATTGCCACGGTTCGCATGGAGCATCGCGGTGATATTCGCCGCGCCAGAGCGCTGGCTAATGTGCTCTTCGATGAGCTGGCAGCACAGTGCTCGGACGTGGATTCACTGGATAAGCTCGGCGAACTACTCCGCAATCCAGACGATAAAGGCATGGATAAGCTCAATGACCTTTACCACAAAATTATCAGCCTTCCTTCCAGAGTTAAGTCAGTCAAAGATTTAAGCGATAGCCTCAAAACGCTGATAGGTCTTGAACGAGAGGCTTACGGTGTTGACGCGCCTGCAAATGGTGAGAATAAGCCGGATTTAAATATCACCGTATCTTCAGACGCTACACCGGAGCAGGCCGCTGAGGCCTACAAAAAAATTATGGGCTAGCCACATGGTGCTTTCTTTTGATTTCCGCAATCCCGATTATTCCGCTGTATTTGCTCGCAGAGCTGAAAAACTAAAAGCCATCAGAGAGAACCCGGATTGTTTACCCGCTCTCAAGGCCTACTACAAAACTCACCCCGCCGACTTTATTAATGACTGGGGTATGACGTTTGATCCCCGCAACGCTGAAATTGGATTACCGACAACCATACCGTTCCTGTTATTCCCTAAACAGGAGGAGTGGTTAGGCTGGCTTTATGAGCGCTGGCAGGGAAGGGAAGACGGACTGACAGAGAAATCCCGCGATATGGGGTTATCCTGGCTTTGTGTGGGTGCAGCGGTTCACATGTTCCTGTTTTACCCTGGCACGGTTGTTGGCTTTGGCTCCCGTAAAGAGGAGTACGTTGATAATACCAGTGACCCTAAATCACTGTTCTGGAAAGCGCGCCAGTTTATCAGCATGTTGCCTGTCGAATTCCGTCCTGCTGGCTGGAACGAGAAGAAACACGCGCCATTCATGAAGATTCAGAACGTCGAAAATGGCGCGATGATAGTAGGTGAAGCGGGGGACAATATCGGCCGTGGTGCGCGTACCTCGATATATTTCAAAGACGAATCAGCATTCTATGAGCGCCCCGAAATTATTGAAGCGGCGCTGTCTCAGACGTCTAACTGTCGTATTGATGTATCAACACCTAACGGCAGCGGCAACCCGTTCTACCGTCGCAGGCACAGCGGTAAAACATCGATATTTACGTTTCACTGGCGCGATGATCCCCGCAAGGATGAGGCCTGGTATAAAGAGCAGTGCGGGAAACTCGATCCGGTTGTCGTGGCGCAGGAAATTGATATTGATTACGACGCCTCAACAAATGACGCTTATATCCCCGGTCCACTCGTTGAAGCTGCACAGTCTAATTCCTTCATGGATGTTGAGCCGATTGGCCCACTTCAGCTTGGTGTCGATGTTGCCCGATTTGGGGATGATAAAACATGCCTTGTCCTCAGGCAGGGCCGCGTTGTGTTCTGGGTTGAAGAGTTTACTCATATGGACACCATGGCTGTTGCAGGGCTTGTCCGGGATAGGGTGACGAGTTCGCCAAATCGTATTGAGCAAGTTGCAGTTGATGTCATTGGTCTTGGTGCTGGCGTAGTTGATCGCCTTCTTGAGTTCCCGGAGACAAAGGACATAACCATTGGTGTGAACTCCGCCACTCGCCTGAGTGATGGTCGCAACTTTAATACCCGTGCAGCGATATGGCGCAGCATGTTGGATTGGCTCAAAGACTCCCCTGTTTCATTACCTCGCGTTGATGGTCTGAAGGCTGAGCTTTGCGCCCTTAAATACACTTACCGCAACGGTGTGCTGTTGATTGAGTCCAAAGAGGATGCAAAGAAGCGCGGCGTTAAATCTCCCAATAAATCAGATGCACTGGCGCTCACGTTTGCAGCACCAGTCACACAGCAGCCTGGTTACACCAGTTACCACGTACCCAACACGATGGATTACGGCTAATGAAAAACAAGAAAGAGTTTCACGAAATCGCGCTCAAGCGGTTCGATGCTGCCTACACTCCGCAAACCGGCATACGTGAATCAATCCGCAGGGCCATTCGTTTTGCACGTAAAAGCGGCGCTCAGTGGGAAGGTGACACCGCATCTGGCTGGACCCCTTCAAAAACAATGAAGAAGCGCCCCATGCTGGAGGTTAACAAAACCGCCAACTCCATCGAGCGTATCACTGCAGAAGGGAAGAATGCGCGAATCAGTGTGAAGTTTCGGCCTGGTGATTCGGATGCGTCTGCTGAACTGGCTGAGAAACTTAACGGCAAGTTTCGTGCTGATTTCAACGGATGCGAAGGGGAAGAGGCCAGCGATACAGCCTATGAAGATGCGGTAGCCGGTGGGTTTGGTTGTTTGCGCCTGACCACAGCACCAGACAACGAGGATGCCATACCCGATCAGCAGGGTGTAAAGCGTATTGTGATGGAGTATGTGCCGGAGGCTTACACCACTGTCTGGTTTGATGCCGCTGCCAAACGTTACGACAAATCAGACGGCACGCACGCTTTCGAGCAGTTCACGATGTCGCATGAAGCCTATAAGCAGAAGTACAAGAAAGACCCCGCTTCTCTCGAATCACCTAGCGCTTTCAACTTCGACTGGTTTGCTTCAGACCTGGTGTATATCGCACGCTACTACGAGCGCCGCCAGGAAGAGGTCAACATTATCACTTACCTGAACCCCCTCACGGGTCACAGTGTTGTCTACGAGGAAGAAGACATTGAAAAGGTGAAGGATGAGCTGGCTGATTATGGCTATCAAAAGACGGGCGAAGAGCTGCAAAAGCGCTGGCGTGTTTACTGCTCGGTCATTGACGGTGAAGGTATTTTAGAAGAGCCCGTTCTACTGCCTGGCACGATGATCCCCCTCGTACCCTACTATGGAAAGCGCTTCTATAACGAAGGCAAAGAACAGGTTGAAGGATTCACGCAGAAGGCAATGGACCCGCAGCGGGCGCTGAACATCGGTTTTTCCATGCTGACCAAAGAGGCCATTGAAGCCCGCCCGGCGAAGATGATCGTCAATACAAAATTCATTGCCGGGCTTGAGACTATCTGGGGTGACCCGTCTGATAAAGCCTATATGCCCATGCACGATGCAGCATTACCGCCAGGTGGCCCATTACCCAAAGATTCTCCTCCTGCATTTAGTCAGACACAGCCCACGGTCACCAGCCCCGCCGTACAGCAACTGATTGCTACTGCTGACAACCTGCTCACGCAGATGACCGGTAATGCCATTACAGAGCAGGGTGTACCCAATAACACCTCAGGCCGGGCGGTCAACACCATCGCAGGCCGAACCGATCAGCAGGATTACAACTTTATCGACAACCTGAAGAAGTCCACCCGGCATCTCGGGCGCGTCTGGTTGTCCATGCTGCGCGATGTCAGCGGTTCTGATCGTGTTGTCCGTATAGTGAAGCCCAACGGCAAAGACGAGCTAATCACACTGAATGCGCAGGTGAAGGACGAGGAAACCGGTGAAGTTATCGGCCTCAATGACCTCAGCCAGGGTAAGTATGACGTGGTCGTCGGTGTGGGTCCTGCATTTGCCAGCTCCCGCCAGCAAGCTATCGCTAATTTGACAGCCATCATGGCCGCCGTCCCGCTCCCGCCTGAAATACAGTCTCAGATGGCGCTGTATATGGTCGATGAGATTGCCGGTGAAGGGCTGGACGACCTGAAGAACGCCGTCAACCGCCAGTTACTGCTGACCGGTGCAAAAGAGCCTGAAACGCCAGCCGAAGCCAAACAAGTGCAGCAGTTCCAGCAACAGCAGGCCGCCGCCGCACAAAACAGCCCTGAAAATATTATTGCTCAGTCTTCAGCTATGAAAGCACAGGCCGACATGTTCCGGTCTGTAGCTCAGCTGATTGACACGGGGATCGGCGTCTTTGATACCGAAGCTGATATTCAGCTTAAAGGTACTGAAATGCTGAAAAACCTCAGTGATATCGAGGTATCGCGTGCAGGTGCCATTACTGAAATTGCTAATTCGTTACATGAGCGACAGCAGTCACTCATTACTTCTCAACTCCAATTCTTAGGTGACATCAATGGATAATCCAGACATCAGCAGCACCACAGGTGACATCACCGTAACCGATCCGGTCATCACGATTACCCCGCCAGGCGATGACGTTGTATTGCCTCCTGGTGACGGTGACAACAGCGGCGCAATAACTATCCCTGGAACCGTCGACAATCCTGAAATCATTACCATGGTTGCCGATCTCGTCTTTGATGGCGCACCTCTGCCCGATTTCAATATCCCGGATGAAACACCGCGTGAAAAAGAATTGCGCGAACAGCTTGAAGCGCTGCGTCAACAGACTGGCGCGGATGCAGGCCAGCACAAGGCGCTGGTTGTTGAACCTCAAAAGCCAAAGCGTGATGAGTTTTACAGTGATGAAGCATTTGAAGAGGCGTTTGAACAATACATCACTGATCGTGAGCAGTTTAAACAGCAGCAAACCAGCCAGGTGCAGGCCAAAGCAGCCCATAAAGCACAATTTGAAGAGGCGGTTGGTCATTATGTGCAACAGCGTGCAGATGCCGCACTGAAGCTGAAGGATTTTGACCGCATTGAAAAGTATGTCGATGACAACCTGAATCCGGGCGTTTTGGCGGCCATTCTGTTTGGCAATCAAAACGGCACATTTACCAACGCACCGGAAATGATTGCCGCCATTGGCCGTAATCCTGCACTGATGAAGCAGCTCAACGAAATCAACAACCCCTTCCTTGCTGGCGCCATGCTCCTGGATATCAGCAAGAAATCTCAACGTGCACCTGATGCACCGGGTAAGCAGGTGAATGCCATTCCGGAGGTATCCGGCGGCAGTCCTCAGTCTCTCGATGCCGAACTGGCTCAGGCAGAGGAGGAAGCAGAACGCACGGGGGACAGAACGAAAGTCATCGAGCTCCGCGCTAAAAAACGCGACCAGAAAAAATAATCACCGGCAATCGCCGGTTTTTTTAACCCCAAAATTTCCCAACCCGCCGCGTGCGGGTTTTTTTATTTAAGGATACTTATGCCAACTACCAATGATTTAACTAAAAACCTCCAGGTGTATTTTGACCAGACAGTGGAAGGTTTTGACGCGTCAGTCGTGCTTGCTCAGCAGGCGGCAAAACACACCCCGCCAGCGACAGACATGTCTCGCGCAAACAATACGTTCTGGCGCCCGCAGCCTGCTATTTTGCAGGTTCGTTCTGGCTGGGACACCACTGGCGTTGATCCAGAAACATTACAAAAACTCAGCGTTCCTGCCTCCCTTAACAGTCCGGGCAATATCGAGATTGCGCTAAACCTTCAGGAGATGCAGGACCCGAGCAATATGGCCACCGCAACCGCCGCAGCGCAACTGCAGCTTGCCGCTCACGTTGATTTGGCTGTCGCTGAAACAGTCGCTCGCACCGGTTCACTGGTGATCACCGGCAACGGCCCGATGAACTGGAAAATGGGGGCGACGGCTGATGCAGTCATGAATGAGCAGGGGGTGAAGATGGGATCGGAACGCTCTATGTTCCTGTCTCCACAGCACTACGTTGATATTGCTGACGAATTAAAATCCAAGCAATTCCATCAGGGGGATGTGAAGACGGCCTGGGATGAAGCCCGCATTCCTAACATCGCCGGCTTCAAAACCTTCCAGACGGATTACACCGGCTACATTCCAGCTCCGACAGTGGCCGTGACTGCAACGTTAACGGCAGATGTGGCCTATGTGCCTAAAGCCATGACCACAAACAACGGCGGCAATGGTGAGGTTCCGGTTGATAACCGCTTTGCCACCATGTCGGTTGATATTACGGCGGGCGAACTCCGTCCGGGTGATGCCTTTACCGTTGCGGATGTGTACGCCGTCCATCACATTAAGAAAACCGCCACACCACGCCTGAAGACTTTCCGCGTCGTTAAAGTTGAAGGGGCGATTGTCACCTATTGCCCACCAATCATTCCAGATGGTCCATACCAGAACGTGACGACCAAAGGAGCGGCCGGTGTGGCGCTAAGCGTCATCAACAACACCGATCAGGCTCCTACCTCTTTTTGGCGTAAAGATTCCGTTGAGCTCATTCTCGGCAGTTTCGACAACCTCGGTAATATCAGCGGCGGCGCTCGCTTTATGAAGGCGACCACCAAAAAACTCGGCCTGCCTATTGCCATGCTCTACTGGCTGGACGGCAAGAGCGTGATTTACGCCGTTAAATGGCTGGTCTTCTTCGGTGTCAACAACCTGAACCCGGAGATGAACGGCATCATTCTCCCTAACCAGATTTCAACCGCGACGATGAGCACAGCGTCTAAAAAAGGTTAATTCTCACGGCCCCGAAAGGGGCTTTTTCTGAGGTGACGGATGATAACCAAACAAGAACTGTGTGATGCAGCGCTGGCAAAGACAGGTGTGGGGCGGGGTGAGTCATTGACCGGATTTTCCGGCGTGACGATGTCAGACAGCCTGAAAGAGCTTGAAGCGATGATGGCGGAATGGCAGGGGCAGGGATGGGAATTGTATTATCAGTTCACGTTACCGGATGACACCGCCAAAGATAACAGCCCGCTACCAGGCCAGGATTCGATGATCGAACTGCGCTGGAAGTCGGTTGTTGCCAGTAATCTGGCGGTGCGGCTCTGCCTGCTGTTTGAATTTCCCGTTTCCCCCAATCTTGCGACAGAAGCCTATAACGGCACGCTGCAACTGGCGGCGTACTTTATCAACGTGCCGGATAAACCTGCGTCACCGTGGGCAATTGGCGGCTCCGGGAGTTATGCGAAAAAATGGTAATGAGAAACGGAAAAATCACGACACTCCAGCTCGGGCGGGGAATGGGCAAGAACCCCCTGAATGCGCAGTATGTTGAGCTGTTACCGGTCAATGTGCTGATGATCCCCCGAAAATTATTAACACCGCCAGTGTCCTGCGGGCTTTCCCTGGCACGGAGAATATTGCCGATGTTGACGGAGTATCGCGGGGCGCATTGCTGAATCCTGCTGATGCCGCTGTGATGCGTGTCTGTGGAAAGCAACTCTACCGCAATCATGAGCCAATGGCGGAAATCGAGGGTGATGACCGCGTATCGATGGCGGGCAGTATCAAGTCAGTGGCGGTTTCCAGCCTCGGGAAGATGCACGTTTTTAAAGGTGATGGCTCACACAGCGTGCTTGAGAACTGGCCTGAATCTGAATACTTCCCTGGCGAGCAAATTCCCCTGGGCAAGGGCAGTGCTGCATTTGGTTATGACGGCACACTCGACATCACGGAGTCTATGGCGCTTAAAGGGAAAATCATTCTGACGCTGACACCGGCCACAACCACTGGTGCTGTGGGTGAACCCCTTGAGCTGGATTTGGCCCTGGAGCCTTTCAGCCAGGAGCCTGCACCACCGGGAACCCCGTATATTACGGATGCAATGGTTAACGGTTTCTATATCTCAGGCACAACCGTTACGGTGAGCTATACGTTTAATGCGAACGGTGCAGACGGCGAGGATGATACCCAATACCTGTGGATGCAGATTGTCAGCCCTACGACGGTTAAAAACGCGCAATTCGATTTAGGCTATGTGTCGGATATCGTTCACGCCGGTGCGCGTTACGCCTGGGTTAAAAAAGGCACCAATACGTTCGGCGTGACGGATATCAGCGCCGAAGCGAACGAAGCAAAGCCCGACCGTTATCGCCCGTTCACAACGGCTGAGTCATTTCCCGATCCGGCTGTAGGCATTGGTGAGCTGAACGACGACATTGTCCTGTTTGGTACGGTTTCCACTGAGTTCTTCACGCTATCCGGCGAGTCTGACCCGTCTCAACCTATCTACCGTAGCCAGCCCGGCGCAATGATTGCGGTCGGCATCGCAGGCCCACACAGCAAGGCACTGGCGGGGAAAGAGTTTGCGGTGATAAGCCATCCCGCCGGTGGCCGCGTGTCGGTTTACCTGTTGGGCAGCGGTCGTGCGACAGATATCGCGTCACCGGCCGTCATTGATGCCCTGGCAAAAGCGACCCCTGATGAGCTGGCCGCCGGTGTGGTTGAATATCTGGAAACCGGCATTCACCGCTTAATCATTGTGCGATTCGGCCATCATGTTTTCTGTCATGACAAAACCAGCAAAGCCTGGTTTCAGCTTTGCAGTGACAACGTCAACACCCCGCACAAAGCCATTGATTTTATTGCCCGTGGCGGCGTGATCACAGCAGGGAATACCCATCACGGTACGGTGAGCCAGCTCAGTGAGCAATCAACCGATCAGGATGGTAAGCCGCAGCCCCACCAGTTTTACACCTCAACACTGTCTTTGCTGAACTCAAAACTGTTTGACCTTGAATTGTCGGTGGCCACGGGGCTGGCAAAACATCCTCAGCACATCTTTGCGGCTGCCTCCACGGATGGCGTGGTGTTCCCGGTCGAAACGCAGATGCATTTTGATGCGCCACATCATCACAACATCAAGCCGAAACTGGCGCGGGTTGGCTTTGTGCGTGATGAGATTGTGTTTCGTTTTCGCATTGTGTCCGCTGCGCCATTCTCGGTGTCTGCCTGCCATGTGAGGGTTGTTTGATGTCTGATCCATTGTCACTCAATACTGTAAAAATCCATCTCTCTGAGCTTCCCCCGACATTTTCAGAAAAGCTGAAATCGTTCTTCAGTCGCCAGCCTGCATTCAATGACGAGGTAAAAAAACGCCTCAGCAGCGCCAGTCAGGCAATACAGCTACTCACACAGGAGCAGGCCGCACTGAAGAAGCGGATAAACAGCCTTGAAAATGAAATCAACACCATGAAGCAGCAGAATAAATAAGAGGTTTGCTATGGGAATTCTCAGCAGTGCCGGAGCCAAAAAAGGCGCGGAAACTGAAGCAGCAGCACTTAAAAGCCTGGCTCCTGCCTATGGGACGCTGACCGAAAAGCAATATGGCGCCATTTCGCCGTATATGAAGGCTGGACAGGGGGCGCTGACAGCTCAGATGCAGATGATAGCCAACCCGATCAACAGCCAGGTAGCGCTCTCGGAATATTACGCCAGCCCGGAATACGCTATACAGCAAGACCAGGCAGCCTATTCCGCGATGGCGGGTGCCGAAGCCGCTGGCACGATGGGTAATACCGCCACCTCAAACGTGCTGGCATCATCGGCCACACAGCTGGGGCAGACTTACCTTAAGAGCCTGAATACCGCCAGAGGCCAGCAAATAGACACCCTGGGTGATATCAGCCAGCAAGGCCTGAGTGCAACGAAAACCATGGGCGGCTGGGCATCGAATAATCTTTCTGATGCGACTGACCTTATGGCTGGCGCTGCACAACTTGAGGGGCAAGCCGCCGCCGCACCGTACTATGGCATGCAGCGTAGTCTGTTCCAGATGCCGTATTACTTCGGTATGGGTAAAGGGAAGGGGAAATAATATGGCCATTGGAAGCAGATATAATCCGACGAATTACATCGGCATGGCAAGCCAGGCTGATCAGTCTGGTCTGAACTCGGCAAAAGGTGCTGCTGACTTATTTCAGCGCGGCTTCGACATGTCTGTGAAAATGGATGAGCGCGACCGTCTGACAAGCGCCCGGCAGGAATTTGATGCTGCCTGGATGTCAAATGACCCTAATGCTGTGCAGCGTGTGATTGCAAAGTTTCCTGAGTACGCGGCGAAAATTCAGCAATCACTGGGTGTACGTGATGATCAGCATCGCCAGCAGGTTGGCAGTATGGCTATCCAGCTCAGCGGCCTGCTTGAAAGTGGCAATGTGGCCGGTGCGCAGGAATACGTTAAACAGAATTCACATTTGTTTGATAAATCCGGCCCGTTTAGCGCTGAGGGAGTGGTAAACGAACTGGGGGCGGCGGCCGCTGATCCAAAACGGCTGGATGCCTGGAAAAGCTGGGCGCAAAAGCTTTCCCTGAGCACGCTTGCACCAAAAGAAATCATGGACTACGGCATAAGTCAGCAGCAACTTGCACAGCAACTTTCGTTGGGGCAGCAGCAAATTGCGCTGGGATACTCTAACCAGGCTAGTCGTAATGCGAACACGGCAAATCTCAATAACTACAGAAGAGACATGCTTGATTTCCAGAAAATGAAATTTGATCAAGCTGGCGGACTCGATGTGATGGCCGATATCAACGGCAATCCACTCTCTTCATATAAATATAACACTCAGATGCTGCAAACTGGCGTAAACCCACGCACCGGGAAAACCGCTACTGGCGCACAGCTTAAGGCCGCCAAAGACTGGAAGGCTGGAGACGCTGCATTTACCACTGCGCAAATGGGATTGCACCGCGGGCTCAAGCAAATACAGGAGATTATCCCCATGCTCTCTGAAGGTGTGGGTCCATATACGGGCCGCTTGCCTGAAATGCTTCTGGGTGATAAAGGCGTTCGCGTCCGCAACCTGGTTGCATCGATGCAGTCAGGGCAATTTCTGGCGAACGTTAAAAACCTTCAGGGAATGGGGGCGTTATCCAACGCTGAGGGTGAGCGAGTTTTAAACTTAATCGCCAAGCTTGATGTTACTCAGGGGGATAAGGTTGTTCTTCAGTCCCTCAAAGATATCGAGACTCAATACAGCAAGCTCATTGCGGCGAACGCGCAAGAGGCTGCGGCTATGGGGTACTCCCTGGAGCAGCTTGATGCATATCTGCAAGATGAAGCCGCCAGAGATGCTGAGGCTAGAGCGAAAGCTGAGACTGAAGCCAAGGCTGAAGAAAAAGCTAAATCTGAGGTCGAGGCCAGAAAAAAGGCTGCATTATCGAGAATAGGTGATGACGAATTGCTTGGAGGATTGTAATGATTACTAAGGAAGATCGTTATGCAGAGGCCTATCGTCGCGGAATTTTACCAGAGGACAAAAAAGCACGGTATGAAGAAGCTGTGCGCCGCGGGTTGATGAGTAATCCGGATTTAAAAGCCAAATTATCTGGCATTGATTTACCGGATATTCCAGCTCCTCAAGAGCCTGGCTGGATCGATAAGGCTTTGGACGTGGTGACCGGCTCAAGTCGAATGACTAAGGAAATGGAAACATTACAGGCAGTAGGTAATGCACCAGAACTCAACACGCTCACAGCGTTAGCTGCGAAAATGACCTGGATGCAGTTATTTGGAAGCGATGAGTCACAGAGAAAAATTCTCGCAGAAATGGGCGGGAAGCTGCGCAAAGACGGGATGGGCAATGATATCGTTGATTTACCATCTGGTTCATATGCATTAAACAAGCCAGGGTTATCACCTCAGGATGTTGCGAGTGTTATTGCTGAACTTCTAGCCTTCGCTCCGGTGGCAAGAATTGCAGGCGCTGGAATTATGGGGGTTGCCAAGATTGCCGCATTGACAGGCGTAACTGAATTGGGGTTGGAATCAGCTACGCAAGCGATGGGTGGCGAGGATATTAGCGCCAGTGATGTGGCGCTCTTCACTGTGCTGGGGGCATTGCCACCCGGTGTTATTAATAGTGCAAAATGGCTTGTCTCCTCAATCAGGGGGAAAGCAGGCACCTCCGCTAAAGATGCTGCCACTGCTTTAAAGAAAGCGGTTGATGCGGAAACGTCAAGGATATTATCCAGCCTCTCGCCAGAAGCCAGCGCAGCCGAACAGGCTGCTGCATTGCGTGAGATTGGCGATCTTAATGTTGCCCTGAGTGAAATAAACGCCCGGCTGTCACCAGAGGCATTAAGAGAAATTTTATCTCCAGCGGCACAACAGACCAGTATGATTGCAGCAACAAAAGAGGGGTTACGAGGTGATTTTAGTAAATTAGCTCAGGAAGCTATGCCTATTGAGGCGAGAATTAAAGCAGCAGAGGCGTTAGGCTTGAATCCTGATTTAATACCTGCAAGTTTCTTTTCTGGTAATACGCAATTCATTGAATTTTATCAAGCCCTTAAACAGATGCCTGCAAGCATTCTGTCACCGGTCGAGGGGGAAGCCGTCGAGCAGATAGCCAGGCGGGCAGATAAATTAATTGCGGATGCAGGTGGGGTGGAAGACCTGTCTGCGCTGGATTTTAGTGTAAAAAGCAGCATCAATAAGGCGATCACCGATCTAACGACTGAATCCGATTCTTTATACAAAAGGATAGCCTCAAGCGTACCAGCTAACATGCAGGTTGAGGCGAAGGGGGTATTGCAACTGGTTACCGATGAGATAGCCAGGCTTGGAGGGCGAGCTGATTTACTTGATCCGGTTGAAAAAGATGTGCTCCGTTATTTGTCACCACAAATAATTGATGGGAAGAAGGTTAATCCTACTTATCACGCCCTTGATAAACTCAGAAAGGATGTGGAAAAAACAAAAAGAGGCATTAACGACCCGTACGCAAATACTGATCGCGGTAAACTAAAACTCATCGGCTCAGCCCTGCGAGGGGATCAAATGACATCCCTGGATAACACCAATGGCCTTGATTCTGTATTTGACTTAGCTCAGCAGTTGGTAGCGAAGAGAAAGCAGCTCGAATACCAGTCCAAAGAACTCTTTGGTAGGGATATCGGCAAATCCCTTATACCGTCATTAAAAGGGGCGGTAACCGCTGCGACTAAGGGTGATGCAACAAAAATAAAAGAAATCATGGACAATATCCCCAGCGAAATGCGCGGCGAAGTGGCATCCAGTGCTTTGCACTTTCTTTTCACTGGCGGAGGGAGAAAGGCGGGGCAAGCTGTATCACTCAATGGATTTGTTAATTCCTATGAAGGGCTGATGAGAAACAAGTTAGCCAGAAATGAATTATTCAAATACCTGACCCCAGAAACAAGAAACTACCTTGATAAGTATTACCAGGTAGCTAAAGGGGCGGCAAATGCCATCAATTCGGTACCTAAGACAGGTATAGTGAGTACGCTATCAAGCCAGTTTAAAGAGGCTGACACTCTGGCTGAAAGAATACTTGTTGGTGACGTTCCTGCACCCGTTAAATTTGCAGCTAAGGTTCTTGAGTACACACCAATGGTGGCAATTCCTGCACGGATAGCAAAAGGGACTGGCAAGGCAGCGCTTGAACAAATCACTGGTGGCGCAATGGATACAAGAATGAAGCGAGGCATTGAGATGATGGCGGGGCCAGAGTTTCAGCAGCACGCCAAAGATTATGCAAACAGAAGGATTGTGAGTCAGGCGCTTATTAGAAAATCCGAAACAGCACTCGCTCTATCGGATAAATACACCAAATGGCTCAGCACCCTGGAGCCAATGGAGCAAGCCTTGATCAAACGCTCAGGCCCAATCCGAACGTTTGCATTCTGGGCTATCACACCTGAAAGAAGCGACTCAGACGAAGAGCCGCGCATTACCATCACCAAAGGCTATAACAAATAGCCCCGCACTTGCGGGGCCAGCAACTCAACCCGCAATAGCCAGTAAGTCACTCAGCCTCAGGTTCCTGAGCTCTTCGCGGGTGAAGAACACCATACCCTGGCATCTTAACCAGTCCATCATGGATTCGTGGGTGATCACCACTTCTCCTGGTTGCAGGGTACGGCAGAAGATAGCTTTGTAGTCCTGGTGGTAAATTAACTCGATGCGGTTGGCGTCAATCGTGACAGTGCGAATCTGATGGTTTTTTCGAAGCTGAATGCGACTGATTGAGGATCTGCAATAAGAGTAGTCATGATGACTTCGTTAATTTTTTCGAAGTACCACTATTAAAGTGGTGCCAGGAGGTTCGAAACGGCTTAGCGAAACCGCGGACTTATTTCCCTTTCGGGTATTGTATTAGTTGTATTAGTTGTATTAGTTGTATTAGTTGTATTAGTCGCCCTCCCGACTTAATCGGGTAGTGTTCGCTCGATGCGCCCACTGAATTTTAGGCATAAGAAATCCAACACTATCGGGGTTGGTTCTGGCCGCGTTAAGAGGTTTCGACGCCTCACGGGCAGGGCTATACGACAGTGTTGGATTTAGTGTCAACTACGCTACCTTGCTGCTCCGTCGCAGAACCATTTTACACCAGGCTCCAATGATTGAATTGCGCGTTGCAATAACTCGCAATCTTGAGCGTAGTCAAATTTAGCCCTGTGGGTCACCGTCCCTGAACTTCGGTATAAGTAAAGATGTTGCCCTTGCTCTTCATTGGTTGGTGTGAAGTCTGAATAATGCCACGTATCTTTTGCTTTGGCGTCACAGCCTATAATTAGAACGCTAATTGCTGAGGTAATGATTAATTTTTTCATGAGTTACTTCTTATTATGACAGTGATATTCACCAGTGCTTTTCTTTGTGTGGCAACCTTCGGAATTAGTGCCTCCCGAGTGAGCTAAGGCCGAGTTAGTAAAGGTAATGCCGGAAAGTATTAGCAATAAAGACCAGCCGATAAATTTTTTAAGAATTGATTTCATGTTTGATTCCTTTTAACTGTGTTTTTATTAAATTTTTTAAATTCGCACATATGCGCAAATAAAAAAGTGAATGGGATGAAGGCAAGTACGCCCCATAGGGTACCTGGTTTTAATTGTTCAAATGTTTTGTACTGGCAGTATGTGAGTGAGGTGTAGTAAATAATAATTATATTCGCATACAGTAAATCGTAATTCATCGCAAACACTCGGTTATTTTATTTTAAATAAAGAGGCCCTATGTCCAGCCTAATCACAAATCCAGCTTCGCAATTTATCAATCCTTATTTCGGTAGCATAGCTGAAAATGCAACAATATATGTCGGGCTTTCCAATACTGATGCCATGAATCCCGACAATCGCCAGGATGTTTATCTGATGCAACTGGCGAATGAAGCAGGAGGATTTACCAAGGTGCCGCTTCCCCAACCACTCAAAACCAATAGTGCTGGCGTCATTGTTTACGAGGGCATGCCGGTTACCCCCTGGGTGGATGGTGCGTATTCCATAACGATTATTGGCTACGATGGTTCAACCTTTTACACATCGTTCTATGTCGATGATCCGACTTACTGGCTACGGCTTGACCTGGCTACGGAACCCGCCCGAACACCAGACGGTCTGCACTATGACCCTGCTGATATTCACGGTGTACACATGGTGGCGGGTGCTGCACCCATTCTGAGCCCTGAGTTTGAGGGTGAGCCGCGAGCCGTTACACCACCTCCTAAAGACAGTTCAACACGGCTGGCCACCACTGAGTTTGTAAGTAATGAGGTGGGTAAGGTTGAGTCTACGGGCGTAGTGGGAACATCGGCATGGTGGAACAGCAGCACGCCGCCGCTGAATGCAGTTGTTGAAGATGGCTCTCAATTATTAAAAGACTCCTATCCCGACCTTTACGCCATCATTGGCGATCAGGTTGCCCTCGCTAACGGCCTGGTACCGGATTCAGCTTCATTCTTTGTGCCCGATATGCGTGGCCGTTATGTGCGTGGCGTGGATAACGGTGCGGGCCGCTCGCAGTACGCCAGCCTGTTTGTGTATTACCAGGATATGTTCAGGACGCACTCGCATAATGCCTTTGCCGGGAACTGGGCCGCAGACGGTAACAATAGCGGCGGAAATGAGGGGTTGTACGGCACGGGAAACGACATTCCTTTACCAACAGATGCAGCTGGTGGTGCTGAGACTATGCCGATGACGGTCCCAAAGCTTCCGATCATCTGGGCAGTTAAGGCCAGCCAGGCAGTCTCCACCTGGTGGGCTGAGCCCCAATACGCTTTTTCACGCCCCTACGTGCATCTCGTTAATCCGGAAACCGGCGAACATGTAACGTCTGTTCTTGCCCGCCCGTCACCGCGTGAGCCGGGTGTGTGGCTGACGCCTGCACACGCTACACAGGCAACACCGCCAGAGCCAGTGCAGGGAACGGTCACCGTATTCCGCAATGGCAGCTGGATGCAGGATGCAAACTTGTACCTGCAGCGCAAACAGCAGCAGGAGCAGCGCGTAGTGATTGCAAAACAGCAGCGTGAAAAGACCAATCAGCAACTGATGGAGCAGGGAAAGAAGCGCGCCCTCATGAACAAATGGTTCAAAGAGAATGGTGCACCGTATCAACTCGAAGACCTGGGGCTTTAACTATGCGGATCCGAACCACACAGCCGCGGCCGCTGGACTTGCCGCCGGTTAATCTGCCGATGATCAGGATTTACGGCCAGCTACTTGGCCCGATGATGCAGCCGGTAGCTAACACCAAAATCAGCCTGCGCACGATTACCACAACAACCTCAATAATCCACGGTGGCCATAACGAAACCATAACCGATTCACAGGGCAATTATGACTTTCAGGTGACGCCCGGGAAGTACGCTGTCTTTATTAATTGGTTACAAAAAGCCGAGCGTATCAAGAATATTCTCATATATGCCGACAGTGCGCCGGGCTCCCTGCAAAGCTTTATGCTGTCGCCAACGCCCGATCAGCTAACGCCGGTCATGCTACTGGAAACCAAAGCGGCGTATGAAGAAGCCACCGCCGCCATGTTGCGTGCACGGCAGTGGGCTGAAAACCCCGTTGATGTGCCAGTACTGGATTTCAAGCAAGGGGCAGGCCCTGAGTTCTCCGCCTATCACTGGGCGCATAAAGCAAAGGAGATGCTCGATACCGATACCAACATCAACTGGATGGGGCCATGGTATGCCGATGTGGCCTACCTGTTCCGTGATGCGGTGCAGTATCTCGGCTCGGCGTTTTATTGCCAGGCTGACAATGCCGGACAGATACCCGATGTCGGGCTGGAAACCGCGTACTGGTCGTTAATGGCGAAGAAAGGGGATAAGGGAGATAAAGGCGATACGGGAACAGGTACACCCGGACCTGAAGGGCCACCAGGGCCGCAAGGCACGCCGGGCAATCCTGGCGCAGAAGGCCCACCGGGGCCAGCAGGCCCGCCTCCGGACATGACCAACTATTACACCAAACAGGAAGTTGATTCGATAGTTGCGGGTATAGGTGGCGGCATTCCTGAGCCTGGCGCTCTGGGCAGTACTGGCATGTTCGCGCTGAGAGCAACGGACCCTTATAACGATATATACGTTGGGACTATTGTTGTCGGAAGTCGGCTTTCCTATTGTGGCCTCATGGACAATGACGGCAATTTACTCTTCACCGATCCTGCATCACTCACCCCAATAGACCCGCCTGCGGGCTCATGGAAATCGCTGTTCTCTTTCTCTTACGACGGAGCTGGTACCGCGAATGTGGCTGGTATTTTTATTCGGGTAGCCTGAGGACATTATGGATATTTCAAAATTCAGCAATATAAGAGCCCTCGTTTATTCCAGCGCTGATAACACCACGATAAATATTGTGGCTGATATTGATGGTGTAGGGGCGGCTATTTCATTCACAGCCTCAGCAAATGACCATGAAAAATATGGACAGGATATTTATGCCAATGCCGCTGCCGGTGAATATGGTGTGGTTGCTGCTTATATTCCGCCGCCACCGTTAACCCAGTCGGAAATCGTTTCACAAAATACAGCCACGCAGAAACGCCTGCTCAGTGATGCGGCAATATCTGCTTTCCCTCTCCAGTCAGCTTTAGTTTATGGCGGTGCAACCGCAGAACAAGTCCACACGCTGGAAGAGCTTCAGATGTACTCAGTCGCACTGATGGCCGTCAATCTTTCCGTCATGCCAGCTGCATGGCCAACGCCACCACAAGGGATCATTTAATGGGAACGTCAATTACATACCGGGTGAACGCCGGCGACACGTTTGAAGTGGAGGTGAATGCCGCCATGGATATTTGCCAGATAACGGCGTTTGGCACAGCCGGTGCGGTGATGCTTGAGGCGCAGGTGGATTTAAACGCACCGTTTGAGCCGGTGCTGGCGCAGTCTGGCGACACCACGGCTATCTCCCTGGGGCTTGCCGCAGTATCGACAATCAAACTCACTGATTACAGTCTGAAGACGCTGCGTTTTACGCCGGATGCGGCGGCGAGCGATTACACCATCATTCTGAAACAGTGGTCTTAATTCGTAGCAGGTGACGTATGCAAAATAAATTAAATGACAATCAGCACAGCAAAGATTCAAAAGACGTTAAAGATAGCAGAGAAGCTCAGTCTAACGGTGGAATAGCGGCCCGGCGTGGGATTATTATTTCTTCAGATGCAGGGGGCAGTGGCGCATCAGAATTAATTACGGCCTCTACCGATTCGGTGGACATTTCCGGTTCAGGAACTACCGCCGATCCCTTGATGGCCGAGCTTCATCTCGATGTTAATACCGCGAATATTCTGACTGTTTCGGAAGAGGGGGTACTGGCATTATCAAGACACTCATCCGGCATCACGGGAGGTCAGGCTGGCGGGCAGGGTGTGACGCTCACTTTCACTCCGACATGGGACCTAAAGTATCAGGAAGAAGTATTTTCCAGAAGCTGGAGTGAAGGCAGTGATAACAATATCGCGTTGCTTGATTTGTCGAATATCACGTCCAGTATTTACTTCGCTTCTACCTACCGGCTGCGGGTTATATTGACGGGCAGCAGTGCCGTAAATAACGTGTTTAAAATTCAGGGTGATTCAGGCATGCAGATAACGATGCCTGATGGCGAGCGGGTGCCTGCTGCGGATGTTGTGATACCGTTCCCGCCAGATAATGAACAGCACATTTATGATGTATTCCCGTTTACCGGGCCTTCAATTGCGCGAGTTATTGGCAACCCGGAAGCGGGTAGTGACGGAATGGATCATGACTGGACACCCATTACCATTGCGCTGAACGGCTGGGAAATTCATTCCGCCTTGTGTGCGAGAAAAAACGGAATAGTGACAGTGGCATGTGATGGCGTCAAAAAGGCTGTGGTCGATGACACGCCCATTTTTGAACTACCAGCCTGGGCGGTTCCTGGAACGTACTGGTTACAGGCTGGCGTGGTTTCTGACAACAATGTCGCCGCACATGTCGCGATCTACAATGATGGAACAGTTCACTTTTTCCATCCTCAGGCGGGAATGAATGGTCAGTATATTCGTTTCACCGCCACATATATTGGAACCGCATCCGTTGGGTCGCCGCCAACTTCAGGTGGAGGAATAGAAGAAGCACCAATGGATGGTACACCATACGTGCGGCAGGATGGTGAATGGGTCCCTGCTGGCGATGGACTGGATAACCGTTTAACTACCTTCACGCTGTTAAACGGTTGGTACATCTACAGCATGGCTGTGACCCGAAAAAATGGCGTTGTTACTCTCATTTGTGACGGGGTGAACAACAGCACGCCAAACACCCTGCCCATTTTAATACTGCCGGACTGGGCGCGACCCAAGACCAAGATTAGTTTTGGATTTTCGCCGCATGTGATGGAGGTGGAGGTTACCGGGGAAATACTTTTCGACAAGATTGATCCGCTTACATTCCCAGGCCCCTATAAATTCACCATTACTTACGTTGATGTGTGGCTTGAATAAATAAAGACACCCGGAATACTGATGACCTTTTCACAGAAAAAGGACAAAACTTCATTAATTTTCCCACATCGTTCCAAACCCGGCGGATGCCGGGTTTTATGTGCTGGTTCTGTTGTATTTATAATTTAGGGATTAATGAGGTTCCCCCCAAGTTTTGCTCAGGCTTGCTGTCACTCCCCAAACAACAGCCGAGCCAATGAAAATGACATAACCCATAAAATTATCCCATTCTTCGCTGTTAATATCAGGTTTAACTTTTAATACTGCTTCTAACAGCGTTCCCTCTGGTATCAGGACGTATCCAAAAAAACAATAATTAAGTAACTCCCGAAAAAAACCAACCAAAATAGTGCGAGCTGATATGGTTTCATTAATATTACCTATACCGTTCCAAACGTGCACAATGAAGCTGTGACCATCAAAGTTGGCGTGTTGAGTAGTGCTACTCTGAGTATCAATCAAGCTTACCCATAGAGCCATTTCCCCGTTCTGGCTGACTCTGCTAACATTTTGAGGGTTAAAGGTTCTGGTTCGTCGTCATCCGTACAGCAAGGACACAGTATAAAAATCATAGCTGATTCCTCTGGCCAATATTTCAAGAATTCAAATCCTTCAGGATTGACGCGAAAGGTCTTGAAATAGTCATCCATGATTTCTACGCCAGTTTCCCGTGCCCAGACGTAACTACCTGTTGTAAGGCTCGTATCAATAGTGACAGGCCAACTTCGTTTTTTGAACAAACCTCTTGGCTCATTGTAGTTCGAGTTGTACCAGGAAATAATTTCATCATCTGTCACCATATTTTATCGTCACCTCTGGCGATGATGTTGTACTTATTTGTAGCCTTGTAAGCTATCGTAGAGACATCAGCAGCGAGAATGACAACCCCTAATACCGGAATCCATCTTCCAACAAACGCTCCAAGATTTCTCACATAAGAGAATTTCAAACGCCGAACACTTCCAGTTGTAAACGTAGGCCAGTTCTTTACCTTGATTTTAAGTATCTGGCGCAGGTGCTGACTCAGTGGGGATGTCCCGGCCGTTGTTCACATCTGGCAGGTGCTGAGCGCTAAGACAGAATTGCTGTGTGCAATGACAGCATGTTTACAGCAACACCTGGCTGATAGCCATCAGTCTGGCGACGGAATGCGAATGATGGTGCATACTAATTGTGCATTAGTACTAGAAAATATATTTAAAACCAAGGTGGTAATTAATTTCCATCGCGTCTTTTTCATGGTTTTCATTGTTGCGAGGGATGTACCCAATTCTAGTGTAAGGCTTCCAGTGTCTATCTAAATCGTAGCTGAATGTTGTGGTATATAACCAATAATAATGAGTTCCTTCATATTTTTCATGATTTTCATAATTGGTGTATCGGTATTCTAAATTACTGGCGATGGATAGTCTTTTATCAGCGTAGATGAATTTCCAGTTTAGTCTATCGTATTTTCGGTATTTGATTCGAGGGTTGTCATCCACTTTAACACCTGGATGCCATTGAAGCGAAGTCATCCAAGTGTCATTTATTTTATAAACAGCTCCGGTAGGTTTTATGTCAATAACTGATTTTTTACCTATGCTGAACCCACTTCTATTTACTCTGTATTGTATAGGACTGCTTGCTGGGTGTTCTTTTGTTTCTTTTGAAAGGCATCTCACTGAATTTGAGATGTTGTCACATCGGTTTTCGATCTCTATTTTTAATGAATTGGTATCGTAGTTATTAAATTTAAATGTTTGTGGGTGGTGGATGGCATCAGCATCAGCATCAGCAACAGCAAGAGGGAGTGGCAGCGCAATTAAAATTGCACAGGCTTTCAAAAACACTTCATCCCACCTTATTCTAGTAAAAATAGATGATTATATATAACATGCAATTTATATTGCGTTTTCAATTAATTTGTCTTTTAATAAATGAAATTATAATTTATTTGTTATGATATTTCGGATGTTAATTATTTGATAATGCGGTGTGTGTTGCTTTAACAGACGGCGGTTGCACAATTTGGTATGCGTCTGAATGATTTCAACCATACACAGAGATTCTTCATGTATAGAACGATGAACATCCATTTCTTCCAGTATTTAAGATAATCTGATATTAGTCCATATACGTTGCGCGGATAACCTGGTTATTTCAACAGGACTATGATTGTAGACTATCAATCATTATTGCCAATTACGCTTCCCTTGTCTTACTGCAGCCATGATGGCTTTACCCGAACTTTCGTACTCCGGCAGCGACAGAACGCGCCATTTCCCATCCCAGAAACCAAGTACACAACAGCGATCGCCAGTAGTATCCTTTATCGCAAAGGTTCGCATGTCAGCCGATGGAACTGGAAGCTTCTCACCAGGGCGAGGAAAGTAAATTCTCACCCCGGCAATGATCATGTTGTCCATAGCATCATTCGCTAACGAGCCAGAACTCGGCTTCTTCAAACATTTCCTCCACCAAACGGTTTAGCTTTTCTTTCTCGGTCTTCGTGCAATCGCTGTTAACGGCATTGGCTTGCATCGGCTTAACGCGAACATCAGCAGCAGGGAAAATCCCATGCACACGCTTTGTCAGTTCGGCAAGTATGAGGTCTTTGGCACCCGGTAAACCTTCCACGTTGCGTTTGTCATAAACGAGTTCTACGTACAT